TGATAAGGAGAATTATCTTCTAAACTATCTTCAGCTATTAAATCATTATCTTTAGTTTCGTTTAGAACATCTGTTCTGGGTTCGCTTATATATATCTCTTTATTTTTGTTAGTAGTTTTTATAGTAATCTCTGGTATTGTTTTTTCATTTTGTTGGGCATGATTTTTCATTTTAGAAATACCATTTTCTAAAATGAAAATTCGAGAGTTATCAGGGTTACAAGGTTCTTCTAGTTTTTCAAACTCTAATTGTAAAGGGTATCCTTCTAGGGAATATCCTAGTGAATGTAGGTCTTTTTGAATTTTTATTATATTAGGTCTATATTGAAGAGTATTATCCCATCTGTATTTAGGATTTTTTCTCTCACTTAACCAGCCTTTTTCTACTAAAACTTTTACATGTCTCCTTATTGTAGAAGGTGATAATCCTAACATTGTTTCCTCAGATAATTCTTCTGCTGTTTTATATATCCACCCATGCTGTTTAGATATATTAGAATCCATGCCTTCAGTATTTAGCCTTCTAATTTCTTCTTCAATAAATTTATCTATATCTCTTACACGCTCCGACCAATAAATGAATTGATTTAATATGACTGCCTTAATGAAATCTCCAGTTAGAGCTACCAGCTCTTCCTTTATAACTGCTCTTTTCAATTTATTAATATTATTCATTTTTTACCTCCCGTATAGGTTTATTTAATTTGGTGGTTAGCCCTACTCATACGGGTTTCAGGCAAAGGGAGCGACCCTCTGTCCCACCAATTAAACTTTTTTATATATCCCGTCTATTTTGACGGATATATTACCAACTACCTATTTGATAGTATAGGTATACAATTCTAAAAACTATCTTTCCACGTATTGAATATACGGATTTGAGCTATTTATAGTATAAATAAAGAGTGCATAGTTTTTAAGCTATGCACTTTATTAATAATTAAATATTAATTTGATACACTTCTCCGTTACCTATATATTCATCTAGAAAATAAGTTTTAATATTATTATAATCAACAGGTTCATCATCGTTATATTTTATTATCGTATAACAGTACGCCTGAGGAGTAAAATTCAGCTTACCACTATCTGCATAAGATTGAGGTTGACATAGACATCCATTCTCTATAGCAAATTTTCCTTGGTAACGATCTACTATTCCATTACTATATTTATGGGTATGTCCTAAAACTAATACGTCAAACTCCTCCCCCCGATTTACAAAATGTTGAACCCCGTTTTCTAACATCTTCCCTTTTACTGCTGAGAAATTTTTAGGATGGCAAACTATGATTTTCTTATCGATATTTACAAACCAATGAGGGATATAGATTATACCTTCTATCCCTTCGTACCTTCTTCTAGATCCTTCTTCGTATATAGTAAAGCCTTCTATAATCATACCTAAGATATTAGGGTTTACAAATTTTTGCATATCTTTTTTAGATAATTCACATATATCTCGATACCATCTTTCCTCATGATTTCCATTAATGATGATTATATTTTGACCGTTATTTAATACCCTCCTTACTTCTTTCAAGAAGTTATATGCATAAATTAACTCTTCCTCTATTGTTAATGTCTTTATTTGGTGAAATTTTGATATAGACTTGCAATCCATCAAATCGCCACCAATTACTAAAGTGGTGATTTCATTTTTATGTTTTCCTATTATTTCTAGTACATCTTTTCTTTCAAAAGGTAAGTGTAAATCGTTTATTACCATTATAGATTTATCGAATTTATTTTCTCTCTCCTGATCCACCCTCCGAAGGTAGCCATAACTAGCCTTACGGGTGGTATCAGGGTGTTGGTTTAAATTAAGAAGTTTAGTAATCTTCTGCCATGATAATTTATATCTAGATTGGTTTCTATATAACCTCTCCTCATAGTCCATTAAAGTTTCGTTTTTTCTTCTGTATATCATTTTCGCCTCCTACTCCCTGCACCAAATATTAAAGGTATTGCAAAGTGTTCTGTCTGTTCTGGGTCATCTGTGGAACATATCCATGCAGCAGCGGCTCTAGCATCACTAAAGTCCTTAGATTTATCTTTGTCATGGTCTATTTTATTACCATTTATGAGCTTTATTGCCTTTAGTTCATCATTAGCGTTCAATCTTTTTTCATTGTATTCTTCCTCTATCTCATGGTCTAGTAAAGCAATATTCCCCGTATAGATTAACCCTTTTAAGTTTTGATAGATCTGTACCTGGAAAGGGTTAGAGAAGTTTTTATCTTCTGCTTCTACTCCATAGGACATTAGTCTTTGAACTACATCGGCCGAGTTAAATTTGTCGAACATAGCTTTTTTAACATAGACTTGCTGACAAATCATCTCCAATACATCTGCTACATTTAATAAGTCTACTGGTAGTCTATCTTTTTTAGAAGGTCTCCACTCAAGTAATAAATCTTCAACAGGCTTATTAATCCACTTTTGAACTCTTTCCCCATTCTCTACTACCTCTACGAGGGTGGGCTCGGCGTGCATTAAACAGATAACATAACTATCTGAAGATACTCCCCCGTCCCCTCCTAGATAATAGGTAAATGAAGGATCCAAAGTTAAATTATGAAGTTTCAGGCCTATGAAGTGTCTTTGTTCTCCGTTTGCTAGAGTTCTTGTAGCAATGGTCTCCTCTACAATAAGTCCGCTACATTGTGCTTTTTTACCTAACATGATTACCTCGTCAATCTTCTCAGGGAATTGGAATAGTCCTTGAGAATATAGAGGCGGATCACATTCGTAAAGCATTTTAGCTCTCTCTGGATCTCTATCGTATTCCATTTGTAAACTTTCTCTTGTAATAGTAGGATTTACTTCCCAAGATTTCCCCTTAATTGCGTACACTTGAGGATTTGTATCTGCATCCTTGTACTTACTTATCATAAATCCGTCTGAACTCCTGGGGAAGCTAATAAATATTAGAAGAACTTTCTCACCGAATCTTGTTACTGCTGATGACCTTAATGTAGTATAAGCACTTTCAGCAGCTTCAGGTTCGAATCCATCAATCTCGTCAAATATTACTACTAAGGGGTTGAAACCCTCGAAAGAATCAGCTTCTGAGTGAGCAGAGTGAGCAGTGATGTTTTTATAGAATCTTACTTGGTTTTTAGTTAATTGGAATTCTCTGTGGGTAGCCCCGGGAGTTTGAGAAGGATTATAATTTACTCTCTTAAACCATTTACAGTTAGTTAATTTAGCTTTAAACTCGGAGAAGAATACATTATTAGCTTGATAAGCATTTATAGCCATATTGATTAAGTCGATAGGTGTATCTTTTCCGAATCCAAAGTATCCGTGAGGATCATTTAAGCATAAAATTACATAGCACATATAAGTTAAAATTGCTGATGCCAAGAAATCTTTTCCTGAGCCTTTACCAAACAATACGCATAATTCCGTTACTTCCTTTAAATCCTCTGGACACATATCTTCATTGTCTATTATTTTATATTGCACGATACTGTTAACTATCTCCAATAACTCTGTCTGCTTTCCTGGATATGGTTTCTCTCCTAAGAAGTCAGGGGAGATAAAGAAAGTTAGTAAATCTACTGGTTCTTCTTTCCATATACCTTTTTTCTCTATCTTACTTTCTGCGAGACTTATAAATTCTTGTAATAAGTCCATTAAATCCCTCCTATCTATTAAATGTCTGACCGATCCATTTAGTCTCTCTAGACGCTTTCAGTTTTTCTATAATAATTGGTATAGATTGAGGACATTCCTCCGATACCGTTTCCATAACAATCTCCATGAATCTTTTAGTGTTTTCGTAATCATTAATTTCTTTTTGTATCTCTATCATCATCTTTAACATCTCTCTCATTTCACTGGAGAGTGCTTTAAACTTGTGAGGATCTATTATCCTACCTTCGTCATTCGCCTGCTCCTCCATGGTCTCCATTAGACTAGCAGTTTTTCTGTATAAGGTAGTCATTTCAGAAATAATATCCATACTATTATTAACAACAGCTAACATCTTCTTCTCATCTCTCTTAACCATTTCTCTACTAACTTCAGGTATGTTATCTAAAAATCTTTTCACTATATCTGCATTTATCTGATCATCCTCAGGAACTTTCCCTGAAGCATTGAGCTCGTCCGCAATTTTCTGATAGGACAACCCTGCTTGCCTCAAATTTGTGGTATCCTGTTCTAAATTGTATTGAACAATTTTAGATATATTTCTATTAAGGTGCATATTGTCACATCCTTTCTAAAGGGTAGTTTAGGGATAATGTAAAATTTCTTAACATTTGAACATCCATTTTTCAATTGCGGCTCATATATTAAAGATGAAAAAAAATAAATATTCACTTTGCCATTACTCTCCGTATGTTAACTATGGAAGAGAAAATAAAGGATTAGTGACCCCCTTGTGCGAGCTTCAAGTATCTAATCCTAGTCCCCCACTCGGGGTACATACCTGAAGAAAGGAGAGATTTAATGGAAATAAGTATTCATAGGGCTTTGGCAGAGTTGAAACTTCTTGATAAGAGAATAATTAAATCTATTAGCGATGCACCTTCTTTCTGTGTACCTATAAAAAATGGAGACAAAACTATAGGTAACGACTCACTAGAGAATTATAAGAAGAAAATTAAAGGTAGCTTTGATTCAACTCTAGCTTTAATAGAGAGAAGGGAACAGATTAAGGCTAAAATTATGTACTCAAACGCTGTCACTAAAGTAAAGGTGGCGGGTGAAGAGATGACTGTAGCTGAAGCGATTGAAAAGAAAAACAACCTAAAATATAAAAAACAACTCTTAGATAGGTTAAAAAGAGACTATTATCATGCAAGTAACAGGATAGAAGATGAGAATTCCGAACTATTAGATAGATTAGAGTCATTCCTGAAAGCCACTTTAGGAGATAATCCTTCAAAAAAGGAAATAGAATCTGTTTCAGAGCTATTTATAGAGAAAAATGAACTAAAATTATACGATCCATTAGATATAGAGAAGGAAATTACTGCATTAGAAGAAGAAATAGATGGTTTCTTAATGGAAGTAGACTTTGTTCTATCTGAATCAAATTCCAAAACTACTATAGAAATTGACTAAATCAATATAATAATTCATCCCTTTCTCAGGGCATTTTAGCCCTAGTACATAGTAACTACTCGAAAACTGATGACTTTAACCCCCTTTCATAGTTGGGGTTAAAACTATGTTGCAAACTAATACAAATGGTAGACCTGAAATCTACCCCTTATCTACAGATATATGTTGACGGTGGGTTAAAGGTTAAATCTCAAGGATTAAATCTAAAAGATAAAAACTTAAAGCTTAGTTTGTTAAAGTTTAAGTACAAAAGCTGTAAAGTTAGATAAAATCCTTGACTAAAGGTTATGAGTGGTGGTTAAATTGACTCTTAGTTTCCTCAAGGCTGAGTAGTTACTAATAAATATATTAAACATAAGTAATATTAGACCTACATTAGTATAAATACTAATGTCACCGCCCACTATTTTCCCCCTTTGAGTGGGTGGTGAGTAGGGAGAGTTAGCTCAGTTAGGCAGAGCATTTGGCTGTTAACCAAAAGGTCAAGGGTTCAAATCCCTTACTCTCCGCCATTATAAACTTTTCCCAATTAATAAACATTATATCGCCTTTTTAAATTAGAAAAGCCCCTTTACAGGGGCTACTTTTTTTTATTCAATACCATTGAATTAACAATGTCCTCAACCTTTCATGAAAGTATGATAGAACATAGCTTCATTCATTACCATTGGTGTTTGTTTAATCATCTTATGCTCAGGTTTTATGTTTCTATCCTTCAGTGATCCTTCTTTTCTTAGTATTCCTTTCTTTTTTAACTCTTCGGTTCTATCGTTACCATATTTAACTTCCATTGACTACACCTCCCTTTATTGTGGGGATGAATTTTACCATTTTTGCAATACAGTCCCTCATAATCATCCACATTTTCCCTGCATAGTATATACAATTCCCCACGCTCTATTTTCTCTGTCAAATATTTTTCGTTTGAAGTATCTACATAGATTTGTAGTGAAATACTCATTGTATTTCTACTTTATATTAGTAACTATTACTTCTTTTACTTTTTTTGTGCTTTTCCTGCCTTGCCCCGCCATTGTTTTATTGCTGATATTCTCAACTCTTAAAACCTTATGTTTAGTGCTACCAAACAAATCGTTCATTTTTTTGTTGATCATCCTGCCACTTTCAAGGTAATTAAAGTAAAGAAAATCACTTTTAGTATAGGCTAGAAAGTCAAATAGGAAAGCATCATCTTCTTCAGTGAAGTTCATATCATACATATCTGTCCTTAGGATATATGGCGGGTCTAATATAATCAAATCATTTTCAGTAGTTTCTTTTAATACATCCTTAAAATCCCCTACCATAAACCTATAGTTTTTATTGTTAAGGGCAATAGACAGCAGATTTAGTTGGGACACTATGCTATCCTTCATATTATTACTAAAAAACTCTGACTTACCTTTAGCAAGTCCTCTAAATCCTTGATTAAATTCTCCTATTTGATTGAACCTCACCATAGAATTGCTACACATTTTTAGTAGTAGTACAGTCTCATATATAAAATCTTTATCGTACATGTTATTAGAATATTTACTATTCCAATAGTTCCTAAATACATAATAATCCTCTTTATCTGAAAAATAATTCCACGATTCTATAATGGCTTCTAACTCTTCCAAACTATAATAAAAATCATTATTTCTCATATAAGAATAAAGTCTAGGTACTAAAGGAATATTGTCATTCCCTATATAAGCTTCGGCAGGGGCATTGATGTTGAGAAGTATATTTCCAGTACCCATAAAGGGTTCAATGACTCTTTCATACTCCTTCCCACCTACTATTTCATTAATTTTATCTAGATGTTTATACTTATTTCCTACCCAATTACAGGGTGATTTGATGTACATAAAATCCCTCCTCACCGTAAATATACGGGGGAGGGTGTTGTGTTAACTAAAAAGATTTTTAAATATTAACTCTAATACTCCTACAGTAATACTATTACCTGCCATTTTATACATTTGACTATCACTTCTATCTCTACCATTATAGTATTTTTCTTCTAAAGCTCTTCTAGCTTTCCAGTAATCTTTATCATCGAAATCCATAAGTCTCCAACATTCTAAGGGAGTTAATTTCCTTATTCTATAATCTGTTAAATATAATCCTGTATAACTTCCTGTACCCCCGCCTTGGGATGTTTGACTACAAGCTATTCCTTCACTATCATAAACTCTTTCACCTTGAGGGTAGTTTCTACTTAGTTTTTTACCATCCCCTACCCAGTCTTTATTACCTAAACCGCCTATAAACTTTAAATTATTCTCTAATATTTTAGGTTCTAGGCCTCCGCCTCCTACTGTATTTAACGTAGGTGAAATACCTTCTGGAGAATATATGCGACCTCGTTGAGGATTTTTGAAATTGCCAGTATTAACAATGTTACCTATCTGTAATATCCCATGTCTATCTTGTGCTGTGAGAGTAAACATAGGCTCTCCGTCTGTTTTAAATCTCCTACCGTTCTGTCTTTTATTTATTCGGTCGGGGGTGAGGCAAGGAACACATATTGAATCCCATTGATATCTATCTAAAGAACCTCTTCCACCAACTTTTATTGAATTACCTATTTCTTTGTCCTTTAATTCTTTTATTAACTTTTTTACTTTTTCATTATTAATATAATACTTTTCTTCTACCTCATTCTCTAATAAATCTTTTAATCGTAATCCATTATCAAAAGGTTCAGGAAATTTAAAATGACCTTTATCAATATCTTTCCTTATACTTATTACGTAAACACGT